GCGGCATGCCGGCTGTTGGCGCTTCCGTATTGGTGACCGCTGTTGGTGGCGGTGCAGTCACCATCTATGCCGACAATGGCAGCACGCCAAAAGCAAACCCTATCCTGACCGATGCAACGGGTTATTTTGAATATTATGCCCCTGATGGTAGGTACACATGGAACATTACTGGGTCTGGATTCTCGCCACGCACCATTACTGACATTCTTCATGAAGATCCACAGGATGGTAACCCGTCGACAGTAAGCACGCTTGTCGCAACCGGGCAATCTTCTCTTGGTGGTCAGGCAAATACCGAATCACTGCGAGTTTCTGCCGCGCCTGTTGGTGCAGTGAACCGTGTTCAGACCATTGGCACAATTACGGGTGGCGAGCCGCAGACGGGCGTGCAAGGCTCCGATTCAGACATTAACTACGGTCTATATGCCAAGGGCAATGGCGCAATCATCTTCCGTACTGGAGCTACTACGAATGGTGGCACAGGTTCGGTGGAACAGTTCAGAATCACGCACACGGCAACGGCAGTCAATACACTCGCATTGACTGGCGCAGTCACGACCGGCTCTCCAGCTATTACAGCACAAGGAACCGATGCCAATATCGCGATTAACTACAATGCCAAAGGTGCTGGCTCTCACCAGTTCAATAACGGGAATATCGTAGCAAATACGCTTGGCTTTGGGCTTCGAATCCGCGAAGGTGTTAATAGCAAGATGGATGTCGCAACATTGGTAGGCGGCACGGTCACCATCGCAAACACGTCAATCACAGCCAATAGTCGCGTATTCGCATTCTGTCAGACTCCAGGCGGTACACCGGGATTCCTGCGCTGCTCTGCGCGATCTGATGGTGTCAACTACACAATTCTCAGCAGTAGTGGAACTGATACGTCTGTGATCGCTGTCATGATCGTGGAGCCTGCGCCATGACCATCATCGTCCAAACAGTCAACACTGACCGCGACTTTACTTGGTTGAAGGCATCTGTCGCGGACTGGATGCACCGATCCGATCTATCCGGGCCAATGAATGATTTCATCTATCTGGCCGAGGTTCGGATTCGTACTCTGCTTCGTGAGCGGGCGTCCGACCAAACGGGACAAATCAACACCGTTGCCGGCGTTGAATATGCTCCGCTTCCAGATGATCTGATGACGGTGAGGTCTTTGTCCATTCCAGACTTGCAGCCAACATTGGATTACATGGCTCCTGACATGTTCAACCAGTTTTTCTCGGCTGCATACTCTGGTCTTCCTCGCTGCTACACCATCATCGATGGGCAAATTTATCTCGGCCCAACGCCTGATGCGCAATACACGATAAACGCGATGTATCGCTTTGATATGCCGCCTCTGACTGATACGGCCCCAACCAATGCGGTTCTGGCTAAGTGGCCCAATATTTACTTGTTTGGGGCGCTGACAGAGGCCGCCGACTACTCGCGTAACCTGCCGCTCAGAGATAGCTTCAATGCTCGATTCAACGAGGCAATCTCCAATGCAAACCTGCTGGAGTTCGATAAAAACGGACCAATGCGCGTGCGAAACGATGGAAGGAACTTTTAATTATGTCTCTTGAGACTGGCAATTACATCTTCAATCTGGACTCGTCCAATCCTACAGGCGCGGACCCTAAGAGCCGTGGAGATGACCATTTTCGGCTGATTAAGGGCGTCGTAAAGAACAGTTTTGCTGGCTTCACTGGTGCTGTAATCGTCACTGGCAATAATGGCGGGGCGGTCAACGCGTATACGCTGACTCCGACTCCGCCTCTGCCATCGTATGTACTTGGGATGGAGATTCTATTCTTCCCTACAGCAACGAATACCGGAGCTTGCACGCTGAATATCTCTGCACTCGGCGATATACCAATTGTGTCGGTGAGCAATGTCACGCTGGTTGCCGGTGACTTGGTGGCGATGCATCCCTATCGCGCCACTTACGACGGCACCAACTTCCGACTGAACTCAATCACGAAAAACTACGTCGATCAGTTGGCATTCAATACAGCGCTGCCAGCACAGCCGGGAGGAAACATCAAATATGTCCTATCCTCTTTCAACAGCGTTGCAAGTTGGAGCACCATTGGCGTTACTCGCGTACCTCGGACCTCAAATGTACAACTCACCGAAGCTAACGGTGGAAACCTGATTGACATCACCACCGGGGGTTTTACCCAGACCTTCGCTACAGGGTTGTCCAACGGTTGGTACTGCTACATCAAAAATAGCAGCTCGACTGCCGTTACAATTCCTGCCTCTGATGGCCTGACCAACTGGAAGATGTACCCAGGAGAATTGCGGCTGTTCCAATACAACGGAGCTACGTACACTAGTTACGTAATAACGCCATTTGACTATCTGCAGACCGTGACGGAAACCTATATCCACCCTCCAGGATACACCTTCGTGGAAGAAGACTCTGTGGCGGCGGGCGGTGGCGGCGGGTCAGGGCGGAAGTCGAATGCCAATCCAAAATTTGGTGGCGCACCAGGTGGTACTCCGGCGCGGCGTATCGTGTTGCACCGCCTCACACCGGGACAGAACGTGGCATCTGTTATCGGCGCGAAGGGTGTAGGTGGTGCCTCGCAAACGACCAACGACACAAACGGAAACAATGGGACCGCGGGTGGCAGTAACACTTTCGGTTCTTTGACCACCACTTACGGGGGCGTGGGGGGTGCAGGCGGGGGCGCAACGGGGGCGGCCACGTCCGGTTCCGGATGGGGCGGGGCGGGGGTATCGGGCGGTGGAGCGCAGCAGGGTGGTTTGCCTTCGACCACTTTCTTCGGCGGGACAACCACAGGCCTGAATAACTTAGAAGGAGGAGGCGGAGGGTGCGCCCTCGATTCACCTGGGGGGTGTAGTGTTTGGGGTGGGGCGGGAAGTAGCCATAGAACTACCGTAGCTACTTCAGTTTCGGGCGCGGGGTCTTCGCTAAATGGGGTTCCAGCAGGGTCGCCCGGCGCAGGTTTTAATACCACTCTAGAAGCGAGCGCGACTGCTGCCGGATCTCGCCGCTCCTACGTAGCCGGAGGAGGAGCCGTCGGCGGAACTAGCAACGCCTCGGGCAATGCCACGGCGGGAGGCAATGGCACGGCGGCTGGCGCCAACGATGAGGTAGGTACATCAGGCGCTGGCGGCGGTTGCGCAAGTGGTGCGACGGGTAACGGAGGGAACGGGGGAGACGGCGGATTCCCTGGCGGCGCGGGCGGTGGCGGCGGCGCATCATCAAATAACGGCAACTCCGGCAAAGGAGGCGATGGCGCCGACGGCAGGAAAAATCTACGCGGTATTGTTTAAAGGAGAAAATAGTATGGCAATTCGCGCACACCTTTTGGCGGAAGACGGCACCATCATTAACACTATCGTGGTGGATAGCCTGGACTTCATGCCGGGGCTGATCGACGCCAGTATAGGCGGGGGCATCGGGGATGCCATAAAGGATGGTGTCGTGTATCCGAAAAATCAGGACTCCGAGGAAGAATAGGAGCAGCCAATGACTTTTGTTCGATTTCCGAACTGTGGCGCTGCCGGGGTACTCAAAGACCTAAGCAAACATGATATTCCTCAGAATGCGTGGACCGATGCTAGTAACATGCGGTTCTTAGATGGCTATATCCAGCAATTCTTGGGGCATGGTGCGGCATATGGGACGCCTCCGATCATTCCGTACCATGTGCTGCCTGTGAACGTCGGTTCGACGCGCTACTGGCTGTATGCTGGAGCGCAGAAAATATTTGCAGTTTCGATCAGCGGCGGGAGTGTAGTACATACCAACTTGACACGGCAAACTGCTGGTGTTGACGTGAATTACACTGGCGTGCCTAATCAGTGGACCAGCACTCTGCTCTCTGGCATACCTATCTTCAATGCAGGGAATACCGTCGATCCACCTCAGCGCTGGGATCTTAACATTGCAAACCGTATGGTGACGCTGGACAATTGGCCGGCCAATACCTATTGCAAAGCCCTGCGCACTTTCAAGAACTTCTTGATCGCGTTAAACGTCACTAAGGGATCGCAGAATTTCCCATTCATGGTGAAGTGGTCCAGCCCTGCTGATCCAG